GCGAACCTTACCGGAAACGCCAGCGGGACAGCAGCCACGGTAACAGGAGCAGCTCAGACTGCCATCACCTCAGTCGGAACCCTGACAGGGCTTACCGGAGGGACAGGGGATTTTAATTGGGATTCCAATACTCTGGTTGTTGATTCTTCGGAATCCAATGTAGGAATCGGGACGGCTTCTCCGGCTCAGAAGCTACACATTGTAAGTGGGAAAATAGCTGTTTCAGACGGCTACAACATAGGTGACCCCGAAGGTGATAACGGAATGTTCATCAACGGGGATACAGTCCAGTGGCAAACTGCTGGCTCGACTGGCATGACTCTCGATGCCACGGGACTCGGCATCGGGACGGCTTCGCCATCTGTTCCTCTTCACATTTCAACAGCACCGAGCGGGGGGTTGGTTAAGTTTGAGCATACCGGAGTTACGATTGCTGATGGTTCGGCAATTCTTGAGGTAAGAGGGAGAGATGATTCTGACCCCGCTTCGTATGATTTACTTAATCTTAATAACAACGGAACGGTCAGGATGATTGTTGAGGCAGGGGGAGATGTCGGCATCGGGACGACTGCGCCAGCTGCCACACTTGAAGTTGTTGGCCCGATAAGGTCATCTGGCACATCACGGATAGAGGCAGACGTTCTTAATAACGGAGCTAATTCTGCCAACATCATCTACCGAAGTGGGACTAGCACGTTAGTTGGTAACGGGAATTATACCTACGTTACAGATGCTGGAGATGTCGGCATCGGAGTGGCTTCGCCTAAAACTAAATTAACCGTTGAAGGCTCAGTAACTCTCAAGGAGCAAGCTGCTGCTGATTCTGATACTGCGGCATACGGCCAGATATGGGTTAAGACAGGAACACCTAACACCTTGTACTTCACCGATGATGCTGGCACTGACGTACAGTTGGGTGCTGGTGGCAGTAGTGCTTGGACAACTAGCGGGAGTGATATTTATTACAGTACGGGAAGTGTCGGCATCGGAGAGGCTTCCCCCGCACATAGACTAACTGTTGTTTCAGCTAATGACAGCACACGGGATGCTGTGGCTGGTTTTTACACTAATAATAAATCTGTTGGTGTTGAGATACATAACCAAGGTATTGGAATTACCAATGAAACTGCCGATGGCTCAACTCCCATAGATGCAAATACAAGTTTTAGAATAGATGCCAGAGGAACTGGTGATGTGTTAATCAATGCAACGGACGGGGCGTATGTCGGCATCGGGACGGATGCGCCAACCTATCCTCTTGACTGCTACAAGGCAGGAGTTGCGGTGTCGGGGAATTGGTATGATGTTGCTCGATTTATAGAACCCGCTGCAAGCAAGGGAATACATCTCGGTTACGATAATAGTGAAGCGGGTGTGGGAATCATAGCACCGTCAGGAGGAACCAGCAGTTTGGCCTTTTGGACTCACGGTGGTTCGTGGGCTGAACGGATGCGAATTGTCTCTGGTGGTCAGCTTCAGCAAGCCGTTAAAGCCACGACCAGCACGGTTGAGGGGTCAGTATCCTACGCAGTTGATTTCTCTGCCTCTAATTTACAGAAACTTGTGCTTCACGAGAATGACTCAGACTTAACAATCACGACAAGCAACCGCGCTGCCGGACGCACTGTAAAGCTGTTTATCGACCTTTCCGCCGTCCTTTCTAGCCCTCCAACAATATCTGCTCCAAGCTGGATTGCCTTTGGAGTTGATATTAGCTCATATTCGGGAACATACCTCATAATGGAATTAACATCGTGGGGTACGGCTGACACAGAAATAACCGCGCAAATCGAGGAAGACGCAGGACTCTAATAATCTAAACCAAATAAAACAATGGCAACAGAATACAAATGGACACGGCTAGAACCCCTCGTTAAAACCGAGGACGTATCTGGATCACCTCAGAAAGTGGTAGAAACATTGGTGTGCGGCATGACAGCCGTTTCAGATGATGGCTATTCCGCTTACATAGACACGGCAGTATCGACACCTGTTGATCCTTCCTCATTCATTCCCTTTGATGACCTCCCCGAATCGTGGGCTGTCGATATAGCGAATGGTGTTGCGGAAGAGAAAGGGTGGCGAGACTCACTTGACGCGCAGATTGCGGCAGCTCGTTTGCGGCCTTTACCTGCGAAGTTCCCGTGGCAATCACCAGCGGAAGTGGAACCTTCAGAATAATTTAAGATGAATCGGGTGGAGTGATGAATGATTTGGAATGGTTAAAGGTGTTCGGAGTGAACGGTGGCGTACTCGCAACTGTCTCTCTCTCTGACCTTGAGCTTGTTCTGAAAATTGTCCTGCTGACATTAACGTGTGTCTGGACAGCGTGTAAGATCATTAAACTACTAAAAGAAGAATGAAGGAAAAACTGAAATCAAGAAAACTATGGATGGCTATTGGGGGTCTATTGACTGTCGTGGCTACCGAATGGCTGAACCTTTCTCCCGCAGTAGCGGAGAATGTTATAGGTGCAGTTATCATAATTGTTCCGGCATACATTGGCGGACAAAGTATCGTTGACGCACTGAAGGAGTATTCTGCGGCAGGAAAAGGAAAATGATATTAGCTGCTCTCAAGGGCTTGGCCGCGCTGCCAAGGCTGGTGGATGCGGTCGAGTCCTTGGGAGACATTGCACGGGTGGAGATGTCCCGAAAAAGACAATCGGATAAAGATGAAAAGTTGGATTTACTTATTGATGCTGCTCGTGAGCGCAGGTTGCATAAACGTGAAGCTGAACGGGTTCTCGGAGATCGCGGAGAGGAATCCGGTGGGAATGGAGGAGGCAACATCGACTCCTGAAGGAGAGGCTTTAATTAGGGATTTGGGACGTTACATAAATCAACTTGAACAACAAATAGAGGCTGGACAATGACATTAACCGAACTGGCAGATCAGGTTACAACTAAATTAAGTGATACCGATTCCGCTTCGGTGGCTACCTGCAAGAAGTTCATCAACAACCGTTACCGTATGCTATGGGATTCGGGGTTATGGACAAACTCACTCGGAGTTGTAACCAAGACAGTGGCAGCGGAGGATGAAACCCTCACTTTATCCGGTGATCCCACTATATTTTACTACCCAACCTCATCCACAGTAGCCTCCACAGCCCCGAGGTTACAGTTTGTTGTAGCCATTAAGTTCACTGAGACGGGGCAAGAGGATGGCACGGAGGTTATCGGCTCCAACTGGATACAGTTCTTTCAGCTAGACCCTAACATTTGGGAGAACACAAGCTCCAGACGGGCTAACCCTTCCAACTTTACTCCATTGCCCCCTGATGCCAGCGGGTACTGCCGCATTAAACCCCTTCCCACACCGAAGAGTGCGGGAACATTGTACGCATTAGGCAAGCTGAAGTTCACTGAGCTTGGGGATTCGGATTCTCCGGTGATATTGGGGTCAGACAACGTGCTTCTGGCTTATGCAGAGGGAGATATGCTTGAGAGGGCAATGCAATACCAGAAGTCGCAATCTAAATTTACTGAAGCCAGCACCTTGACGACTATTTGCAGGGACTTGGACAATGTTCAACCTGCGAAGGAGAGTCGGATCGTCCCTTACGTTCCGAACCACTGGCAAGCCAGTGACTTTTTTAACTAATGCCTGTTCTATCCAATACTGTACTGGACGACCCGTTGATTCTCGACGGGAACGACAGTTTTGTGGGTGGGCAGGTCAGTGCATCCCGCGCAAACCTTGTTCCTCCCAACGCATACGCTGAAGGGAAGAACATTGACCTCGATGACTTCGGAAATGCGGTGACTCGCAGGGGTGCGAAGCTGGAATTGGGCTATTTAATTTGGGAAGAGGTGGATGTTAATTGGGAAGCTCAAGATGCCATTTGGGAAGGGCTGGTTGCTCCTGTAACCTCTGTTGGTTACTTTGATACTGGCAGCAACGAGTACATTATCGTGGCTGACGGCTCTAATTACCTCAAGGCAACCACTGAGGCAGGTGTCTTCACCCTTTTATCCACTGCAACCTATGCTTCGGGTGCGACAGTGCGTTTCGCGCAGTTAAGCAGCCGGATGTACTACGCTGATGCGGCAAATGCGCTTCGTTACGTTGAAGGAACAGTTGATCCACTCACTGCGGAGGGAATCACGGCTGGAAAGGTTACCAGCATCAATATAACTGAGGGTGGGGGAGTTTACACGACTGTCCCAACCGTAACCATAGCTGCCCCGTCCAGCGGGACGACTGCATTAGGAACAGCAGTGTTGGGTTACAACGGTAGCGTGGTTAGTGTGACAATGACCAACGAGGGAACGGGTTACAGCAAGGATGCTCCTCCCGCAGTCTCTTTCACTGCTGCCCCGACTGACCATACTACCGCAACGGGAACAACCAACGTATCTCAGACCCCAAGTGAGCCTAAATTTATTGTAACCCACACCAACCGACTGTTTGCCACCAGCGCAGATTCAGATGTTCCGGCTGACACCCTGTATGTGAGCGGGGTGCTGGATGGAGAATCGTGGGACTTGGCGGGGGACAACCTTCGGGTGGGTAATGACCGTGACCCCATCACTGCCCTGATGCCAGCACAGAACTTTGACCTGTACGTTTTTAAGGAAAGAAGTATTTACAAGATCACGGCTGACCCGACTCAGAAGGTCTCTGAATGGAGCATCAAGCTCATCAACAACCGGACAGGCTGCGTTGCTGACGCGACTGTTCAGCAGGTTGGTGCAGACATCATGTTCATGTCGAGAGACGGAGTGCGTTCACTGAAGTCCATTCAAGCTGGCACAGAGACAGACATCTCCCAACCTGTAAGCCGTAACATTAACGATTACATTGGCCGCATCAATCAAGCTGCGATGGGAACCTGTACTGCTGCCTACTGGCGAAACAGGTACTTCCTCAGTGTGCCTCTGGACTCAGCCACCACACCGGACACGGTTCTGGTTTACAATCTACTGGCTAATGCGTGGTGCGGGTTCTGGACGGGGTGGCAAGCAAGAGACTTTATCATTAGTGCATTTGGAGGAAAGCTGCGGCTGAACATTGCTTCACAGACCGGAGAGATGTTGACTTGGGATGACAGCACAGCAGAGGCATCCACAACTACCTCTGACTATAAGGACGGTCTTTCCACCTATGAATCCTACATCAAGACACGGGCTTATACCTATGGGGAAACGTGGGGTGACAAGATCGGTTACTCTACTCAGTTTGATTTTGGGAACATTCATGCCGATGCAGTGACCGGAGACATTAACTATTACAAGGACTTGTCTGCGTCAGGGACAGAGCTGGAGGCAAGCCTTTCCATCCCTGCCACGACCAATCTATCCCGTAAGGGATTTAATATGCTTTCAAAGGGAAGATTCAATCAGATTCAGTTTAAGGTGAAAGCTGACAGCGGAAGACTTGCCCTGCAAACCATCCAAGCCAGTGCGTTTGGTCAACCCATTGATC